GACAGACTATATAGCCCAAATGAATAAATTAATTGAAATGATTAATTTCACTTCAGATTCATATTGGGGAGATGCTGAAAGATTTAAATTCAATGCAAAAATAGACACTTTCAGTAATACAACGGAGATAAAACAAGGAGACAATAGAATAGTAAAAACAGACTTTGGTCTAATCCTCCAGGGATATTTAGTACCAGATAGTATCAATAAAGAATTATCTAAAAAACCACAAAAATACTATAGTAAATCAACAGTAGTATTCAATGGTGAATTAGAAGTAGTTCCAACAGGAGCTCCTAAAACAAGAGAAGAAGTTAGAGCAGCAACAGGGAAACAAAATATTCAACAAGCAGGAACCGGATTAGGTTACCAACAAATTGGAGACGATAATACAATAACATAATGGCAAAACAAAACAGAACAACACTAAAAGGATATTTCGAAACAGGAGATAAACCATCACAAGCACAATACGTTCATTTAATTGATTCCCAATTAAATTTAGCGGAAACGGGTACTCAAATATCCGCGGGGACAATAAGTTCTTCTTTTTTAGAAGTACAAAACCATATAACTTCTTCGGGTAATATAAGTGCAAGTGGAACCCTTTACGGAAGTGAAGCTTACATAAAAGGCCACATAACAGCCTCAGGTAATATAAGCTCAAGTGGGTATGTATATGCTAATTACTTATTTTTACAAAACAATATACCATTAGATTATAACGGTACTATACTTCGAATAGGAGGAGCTAGTCAAACCAATACAGGCTATATATATGGAAGAGCTGGTTATAACCTTCTTGGCCATGATTTTTATGGCCATATCACAGGGTCAGGTAATATAAAAGCTTTTGGAGAAATAATAGCACCAAGCGCCAATATAACTAATATAACAGCCTCAGGTAATATAAGCGCAAGTTATACATCCACAGGTTCTTTTGGTTCAGCAATGTTAACAAACCTACCAACAACTGAACCTTTAGTATCAGGTGCTTTATGGTTATCTGGTAGTGGAGGAGGATCATCTTCAGGTTCAAAATACTTAATGGTGTTTAACGGATAATGGCAACACCAATCAAATGGGAAGACGCCGACTTTAGCTGGGATAACAATTCATATACTTGGGATGATGTTCAATTAGTTGAAGAAGTTGTAGAAGCTCTTCAACAAGGAGGGGGCGGAGACATGGAAGAAATGCCATGGATTCAATGGGATAAAGATAAGAAAAAGAAACTTATAAAATTAATCTTAAAAGTACACGGCAACACAATTACAGAATCTAAACAAAAAGAAATCAAACAATATAAAATCACAGCCAAAGACATTAAAATAGTAGTAAAAGAAGTATTAGGAGCAGAAATGATCGCTGAGGACGTATCTATTTAATATTTATATACAAAGCACAATATGTACAAATTATTTACAGACAAAACAGAACTTTTCGAATGTAGTATATCGTTACAAGGAGCAAGTCTAAAAAAATCAAAAGCAAGATTAGTAGTAGAAACACCTGAATATTCATTATTATTTAAGGGAAGTATATCTAAAGGGGGCAAATGTGAAATTCCTATTAGAAAGTTAAAGGGTCTTATAGACGAAGATACTAAAGGTAATATCCGATTAGAAGTGATTGCCGAAGATACTTTTTTTACACCATGGGAAAGTGATTTTGAAGTAGATGTAAGCAAAAAAGTAACTGTTGAAATTAAGTCTCAAACAACTAAAGAACCTATTGTAGAAGCTAAAGTAAAGGTTAACGTTAAAGGAGAAAAACCAACACTCACTGAAAAACAACATATTATAAATTTATTCAAACTTTTAATAAAAGAAGATATAAACGTAGATAATATTTCATACAAGCGTAACGAACTAAACAACATAGTAGCAACGTATCTACAAGATAATCCCGTGAAAAACGCAGATAAAGTGATAGGGGGTATATTAAAGGTTCTTGAAAAAAAGAAATAAAAATGGTTATAAATGGCGTTAAACGACTTAACAGGACAAAACATACAGGACACTTACCAGAAAGTAGTCCAAACAGATGGAACTAGTCTAGCCGACGGAACCGGCAGTTTACTCCCAATATCTTTCGATGGAAATGACATTACAATTTCGGGTTCTTTAACCGCGAATGAGTATATTGTATCCTCTTCTGTAACCAACATCACTATAGCAACATTATCAGGTTCAACAACTTTTGGGGATTCTGCTGATGATACACATACTTTTATAGGTAATATAACAGCCTCAGGTAATATAAGTGCAAGTGGAAATGTAATAACATCAAATGTTTATATGCCAGGGGGTGCTAGAATATCTTTTGACGATACATTAGATGGTACAGATCAATATATACAGGGAAATGACCACCAAATAACAATAGAATCTGATAATTACTTAAATGTAAATTCAGATGTAGCAGTAAACTTAAATACATCATTAGTATTAGCAGAGGGAATAATAAGTGGAAGCTCCCTATCTGTAACCTCTCATGTCACAGCCTCAGGTAATATAAGCTCAAGTGGAAATGTAATAGCTTCAAATGTTTATATGCCGGGGGGTGCCAAAATATCTTTTGATGATTCATTAGATGGAACAGACCAATATATACAGGGAAATGACCATAACATTTCAATTTATGGCGATAGATTTATTAACTTGACTGCCCAATATAATGCATCCTCTTACATAAATGCAAAAACTCCACAATTTAAAATATCAGGAGTAACAGGGTATGATGCAAAACATCAATTATATGTTGATGGCAATATCACAGCCTCAGGTAATATAAGTGCAAGTGGATGGATATCAGCATCTAGAATATATGCAGACGAGATTTATACATCAGGTTCAACCCTTTATGTTGGTTCTGAAAAATTCACCCAAGAAAATTTAACAAACTTAAAATCCGGAAAAGCAATAATTGATGGAGATAATCTACAAAGTTTAGATGCAACGGGAGAAGCAGAAGCAGTCTCAAATAGCAGCAATTATATAAGACCAGAAATTATATTTCACCCAACAGACGATGAATCTGCAATTATACACCAAACAGCAGGCAGATGGTTTTTTAGATCAGCAGGAGGGGATCCATTTGAAATATATGCAGATGGTGAGTCTAATGATTATATAAGATTAGGTAGTACAACTACTAATAAAACCCAAATTAGAATACCAGGTAGCGTATCAGCATCAGGTGATATAACTGCAAGTGGAACTATAACTGCAAATGCTTTCACAGGAACTTTAACAGGTACAGCTACTGGTTTAGCTGGAACCCCTGATATAGTTGTAGGCTCATTAACAGCAACATCAATAACATCCTCAATAGTTACATCTTCAGTAATTCATTCAAGTGGTTCAAATATATTTGGGGACGCTTCAGACGATACTCATACATTTAATGGAGACGTAACAGCCTCAGGGGATATAAGTTCAAGTGGAGATATAACGGGGAATACATTCTACCCACAAGGTATCGTAGGACCAAGTAATTTTGTTATTTATTCATCTTATTCTAATAGAGGTAGAATAGATTTATTTTCGACTACTACCTCTAATTCAACCCAAGTAAAATTATATGGTGGTACCGCAGCGTTAGAACTACAAAAAAACACAGGAGTAGAAATAACAGGTGATATAACAGCCTCAGGCAATATAAGTGCAAGTGGAGATATAATAGGAGTTACTGGTTCATTTGATTATGTAAAAACAGATAAATTACAAGTAGGAGCAGCAGGTGGTACAGATATATTAAGCATAGATGGTGGTGATTTACAATTAGAAAATGGTAAACAAATAACATTTGCAGACATAGGTGATGGAAATACTGGTAGAGTAAGAATAGTTGGTAATGAAGATAGTGACACCATTTCAATGCATGTTGATAATAGTACTACTAAGAATATTACATTAACTGGTACAGGTGTCGGTATAGGAACAACTTCTCCAAGTGCAAAACTTCACGTTGATGGAGACGCAATAATTACAGGCACAGTAACAGCCCAAGAATTCCACACAGAATTCGTTTCAGCTTCAATAATGTACTCAAGTGGTTCAACTAAATTTGGAGACACTTTAGACGATATACATCAATTTACTGGAAGTATTTTAGTTACTGGAAGTGCTACAATTAACGTAGGAAATGCAGGTCGTAAAATATATCTTACTGATAATAGTAATTATGCAAATATAGATGCTGATTCTGCTTTATATTTAGGAGGTACTGCCACCAGCATACAATTTAGAGATGATGCTATACCAGGTTCTGATAGTTCTATAGATTTAGGCTCAACAACTAGATACTGGGCCAACTTCTATGCTGATAATGCTGTTGTAGGCAACATAACAGCCTCAGGTAATATAAGTGCAAGTGGAACAACATTTACTAAATTATTAGAATTACCGTCAGGTGCAGCTGGTAGTAAGGGTATAAATTTAGGTACTCATACTCATATTTATGAATCTGGTGGTTTAAATTTTGATGGTGGAACTACTACTAGACCTATCTATTTTAGAATTAATGGTACTAAAAAATTAGAATTAGATACATCAGGTAATATAACAGCATCAGGTAATATAACTGCAAGTGGAACAGGTTCATTTAGCGATGGTAGATTTACAGGAAAAGTGGGTATTGGAACAAGTACACCATTAGCTAATCTTCACGTTGAGTCTAAAATACTTATATCTCAAGATACTGGAGATAGACCAAA